ATTACAATAGGTGCTTCTGGAGATACAGTTTCTTTAGCAAGTGGTGCTTCTCAATCAGGTTTTGGTAGATCAGGATCAGTAGATTGGCAAACAGGTTCAATTAAAACTTCTACATTTACTGCAGCGAGTGGAGAAGGTTATTTTGTAGATACAAGCTCAGGAGCTGTAACTGCAAATTTACCAGCAGGATCTGCTGGAGCGATTGTATCTTTTGCAGACTATACAAGAACTTTTGGAACAAATGCTTTAACTATTTCACCAAACGGTTCAGAAAAAATTGGTGGTGTTAATGGGGATTTACAATTAAGTGTTAATGGTCAAGCTTTAACATTAGTTTATGTAGACGGAACAGAAGGATGGGTTAATGTTCAAAATGCAGAAGATACTGAAGTAGGAGCACAAGGATTTTTAGTTGCAACAGGCGGAACTATAACGACTTGTGGAAATTGTAAAATTCATACATTTACAGGTCCAGGGACTTTTACTGTTTGTTGTGTAGCAGCTGTATGTGGTCCATCAAGAAATAGAGTTTCTTATATGGTAGTTGCAGGTGGAGGTGCAGGTGGTAATGGAGATAACACTGGTGGAGGTGGTGCAGGAGGATTTAGAGAAGATAAATCCCCATTAACACCATATACTGCTAGTCCTTTATCCGGTGCAGGATCTGTAACAGTAACAGAAACAGATTTTCCAATAACAGTTGGAGGTGGTGGTACTGGTGGATCTGGTCCTGGTGGTTGTGGAGCAGCCGGTTCTAATGGATCAAATTCAATTTTTTCAACAAAAACTTCAACTGGTGGTGGAGGTGGTGGTGGTGGAAGACCACCTAATGATCAAGGACAAGCTGGTGGATCAGGTGGTGGAAATGGTCACCAAAGAACTAGTGGTAGTGGTGGAGCAGGAAACACTCCCTCTGTAAGTCCTCCACAAGGAAATACTGGTGGTGTTGGAGCAGGTGGATCATCAGCTCCTCAATATGGTGCAGGTGGTGGAGGTGGTGCAACTGTCGCAGCGTGTAATGGTACTCCTAGTGCAGGTGGAGCTGGCGGAAATGGTGCAACTACTTCAATATCAGGTTCACCAACTGCTTATGCTGGTGGTGGTGGCGGAGGTACTGAATCTAATTGCTCAGCAGGAGCTGGAGGAACAGGTGGTGGTGGAGCCGGAAAAGGTAATTCTTGCAGTGGAGTAGCTGGAACAGCTAATACAGGTGGTGGAGGTGGAGGCACTGGATGTGGTACTCCAAGAGTTGGTGGAAATGGCGGTAGCGGAGTTGTAATAATTAGGTATAAGTTTCAATAGGTAAATTATGACAAGTACAATTAAAGTAAATACAATACAAAACCAATGTGGAGCAGACATTATAAAAGAGTCTAGCAACACGATAACTATTGGTGCATCTGGAGATACAGTAACTTTAGCATCCGGCGCATCACAATCAGGTTTTGGTAGATCAGGATCTGTCAATTGGCAAACTTCAATTAAGACTGCAAACTTTACAGCAGCAAATGGTGAAGGATATTTTATAGATACTTCTAGCGGAACAGTAACAATGACACTTCCATCTTCTCCAAGTGTTGGAGATATTGTAGCATTAAAAGATTATGCAAATACATTTGATACGAATAATTTAACAATTAATAGAAATAGTCAACCTATTTCAGGATCAGCAAATAATATAGTTATTTCAACAGAGGGTCAAGCGTTAACATTAGTATATGGTGATTCAACAAAAGGTTGGCAATCAGTAGCAGCTGCAACTGAATCTGATTTACCTAAACCAGGTTTTGTAGCAGCTACAGGCGGAACAGTAACTACAGTTTGTACTAACTTTAAAGTACATACATTTACAGGGCCAGGCACTTTTTGTGTTTCTTCTGCAGGAAATGCTATAGGATCAAATACAATAGATTATTTAGTAGTAGCTGGTGGTGGAGCAGGAGCAAATAAAAGTTCTCCTAGTAATACTGGAGAAGCTGGTGGCGGTGGCGGTGCCGGAGGATATAGAGAATCTCCAGGATCAGCTTCAGGTTGTTATTCAGTCTCACCGAGAGGAGCTGCCCCAGCTGTTGCTTTACCTGTTACAGCAACAGGCTATCCAATTACAGTAGGAGCGGGTGGTACTTCTAGTGGTGCTTGTGCTAATGCATCTTCCAGTAGAAGTGGTTCAAATTCAGTTTTAGCAGGATCAAGTACAATAACATCTGCAGGTGGTGGAGGTGGTGGAGCACGATCTTTTCAAACTCCAGTAAGTATTTCAGAAGGAGCTCCTGGCGGTTCAGGTGGTGGAGGAGCTTATTATGGTCCAACTGCTAGTGGTCAACCTGGAGGAACAGGAAACGCACCTCCTACAAATCCAGCACAAGGTACCAATGGAGGAAGTAGAGTTGGTGGTTGTGGAGCAGGTGGTGGCGGTGGTGGTGCTACGGGTGCAGGAGTTAATGCAGGAGGACCAGGTAATCCTTTAGACTCTGGACAAGGTGGTGGTGGAGGAGTAGGAGCAACTTCAAGTATTAACGGAACACCAACAGCAAGAGCAGGTGGTGGTGGCGGTGCTGGAAATGCAGATGGTTATGGTGGTGGAGCTTCAGGAGCAGCTAGTCCTTGTGGAACTGGTGGAGTCGGTGGAAATAGAGATGGCGTAACTGGTGCTAATGGAACAGTAAACACTGGTGGTGGTGGCGGAGGCGGATCCGGAGGTGGTGGTGCACCGGGAGATGGTTCAACTGGTCAAGGCGGATCTGGTATAGTAATAATAAGGTATAGGTTTCAATAGGTAAATTATGAGTGAAGTAAAAGTAAATAAAATTAGTCCAAGAACAAATTGTGGTACAGTCACATTAGGAGATAGTGGTGACACTATTACTATTCCTAGTGGTGTAACAATCACAAACAATGGGACACAAACAGGTTTTGGTAGAACAGGGACTGTTAATTGGGACACTACAATTAAAACAGCAGATTTTACAGCTACGTCAGGAAGTGGTTTTTTTGTAAATACAGGTGGTGGTTCTAATATAACCGTGACGCTACCAGCATCGCCAAGCGCTGGGGATATTGTGTCAGTGGCAGATTATGCCGGAACAGCAGCAACTAATAAAATTATTATTGCTAGAAATGGTTCTAATATAGAAGGAACAGCAGCTAATTCAGCTTTAGAAACAAATAGAGATGCTATAACTTTAATATTTGCAGATTCTACTCAAGGATGGATTCCAGTTAATGATAACACAGGTTCAACTCTTCAAGCTGAATTTGTAGCGGCGACCGGCGGTAATGCCACAATTACTTCTGGAAATTTTAAAACACATATTTTTACAGGACCTGGAACTTTTTGTGTTTCTGATGGTGGAAACACTGCAGGGTCAAATACAGTAGATTATTTTGTAGTTGCTGGAGGTGGCGGAACAAGTACAGGCGGAGGTGGTGCTGGCGGATTTAGAGTATCTAATACTGCTGGATGTGTTCCTTCTGGCACTATGTCTCCTTTATCAAATACATCAGGTTTACCAGTTTCAGTTCAAGGTTATCCAATTGTAGTTGGAGGAGGAGGTGCACACGCTTTTCCTGGTAATAGTAGTAATGGTTCTAATTCAAGTTTTTCATCAATAACATCCGCAGGTGGAGGTTTTGGACAATTTAATGATCAACCTAACACTGGAGGTCCTGGTGGATCCGGAGGTGGTGGAGGAAGAAGTTCTACTACCAACCCTGGAGCAGGAGTTGGAAATACTCCACCAGTAAGCCCACCCCAAGGTCAAAATGGAGCAGGCACAGGTGCTTCTGCACCCTACCACGCTGGAAGTGGTGGTGGAGCAGGAGGTGCAGCAACTCCAAGTAATGGAGCCACAACATCTACAGCAGGAGCTGGAAGTTTTGTAGCAGATACTTTTATAGGACCAACAGCACCAAGTTATGGTGAACCAGGTCCAGTCTCAAACACAAGATATTTTGCCGGTGGCGGTGGCGGCGGAATGGGATCAGGTGGACCTAATGCTGGAGGAGTTGGTGGTGGAGGTGATGGAAATACTTCAGCTGGAAGTTCAGGAGTAACTAATACAGGTGGTGGTGCTGGAGGTGGTGGCGGTAGCCCCGATGGAGGTTCTGGTGGTTCAGGAATAGTAATGATAAGGTATAAATTTCAGTAGTTGAATGGTAATTAAAATTAATATATAAGGAGAAACATTATGGCACATTTTGCAAAACTAGGAGCAAACGGAAAAGTTATTCAAGTGTTAACTATGGATAACGATAAGATGTTAAATGCTGACGGTGTTGAAGATGAAACAGTAGGTCAACAGTGGTTAGAAACACACAACAACTGGCCTGCACAGATGTGGATTCAAACATCTTATAATACATCACAAAATACACATAAAGATGGCGGAACACCTTTTAGAGGTAATTACGCAGGTATAGGTTATGAATGGGATGAAGATAACAATATCTTCTGGCCTAAAAAACCATATGCATCTTGGGTAAAAGATACAACAACTGCTACTTGGAAATCACCTATTGGTGATGCTCCAGCATTAACTGCAGAGCAAACTTCACAAAATGAAGCTGGCACTCATAGATGGCGGTATGACTGGAATGAGGAAGGGCAGTCTTGGGACTTAACAGACTTAAAACCAGACTTGACAGAATAATAAACATAAATTACAAAGGTATGTGGTATGCAAAAGAAAGTATTATCTGAAATAGCATTATATTATGGTGATGTGGCAATGCCTAAAGATTGGGACATTGACCGAGATAAATTAAAAAACGATATTTTAAAATCTAACGTTACAGATTCACCTTTTCCATTTTCACGAACATTCGATATGTTAAATACTTATATGAGAGATCATATAAATTTAGACTATGGATTTACTTTAATTAATAAAGAAACGTGGGGTAATTCGTATAAACCTAGTGAAACTACAATTCCATTATTAAATATAGATCCAGTAGATTTACGTAACTCACCAGACTTTACATTATTGTATGGTGTAAAAGTAAAAAATTGTATGGTTCGAATACATTATGAAGATAACAGACGTAAAGGGAGAAGCTGGGATATACCGCTTTTAAATAACAAATTTATAATGTTTCCATCAACTAATATGTATTACTTAACTAACAATCAAAAGGATAGTTTAAACTTTGTACAAACAATAACTTATGAATATATCTAATTACTATTGGTATTTTAGTGGTGTACTTACACCTAAATTTTGTGATGATGTGATAGCTTATGCTAATCAACAAAAAGAAGTGATGGCTAGAACAGGTGGCTATGGTGATAGAAAATTAAAAAAAGAAGAAGTATTAGATTTAAAAAGAAAAAGAAACTCTGATTTAGTATGGCTTAATGATACTTGGATATATAAAGAATTACATCCATATGTACATAGAGCAAATGAAATGGCTGGTTGGAATTTTGAATGGGACAGATCTGAATCTTGTCAGTTTACAAAATATAAACTAAACCAATACTACGATTGGCATTGTGATAGTTGGGATAAACCTTATGATCGTAAAGATCCTAACAATCCAGAGCACGGCAAAATTAGAAAACTATCTATGACTTGTCAGTTGACAGATGGTTCAGAATATAGAGGTGGTGAATTAGAATTTGATTTTAGAAACTATGATCCACATATGCGAGACGAATCAAAACATAGAATACAATG